GCCACCTCGACCTCGGCGACTAATACCGCTCCCGCCAGTTCCGGCTCCGTCATCAACGGCGGCCAGGGCATCAGCAACACTCACGAGGCCCGCGGCACCGAAACCTCGGTCACCGCAGCCAGCGGCACTCCGAGCGCGCTCGGCCAGCTCAAAATGGTCGGGGTCGGGCCGGCGCTGACGGCGCCAATCATCGCCGCCGGGCCTAATGCCTCGCACGCTTCCAGCTTCTCGCCTACCATCCCTTTGCAGCCGACCACGACGGCGGCCGCGCCCAACAACACTGCAAGCGGCGCCGGCGTGGTGCCGTTGCTGACGGTGACTGGCACTAATTTCAACCGCACCAGCGTCGTTTACGTCAACAGCGTTGCGCAGGTAACCAACCTAGTTTCCATCACGTCGGTCACGGTGGCCAATGCGCCGAAGCGGCCTACCGCCGGCACCTATACGGTCTCCGTCCTCAACGGCACCGGCGGCATCATGAGCACTCCAGCCACGTGGACATTCACATGAGCAAAGAACCAGCAAGGCACAGCGACGATAAGGTTGCGCCAAAGTCCAATTTCGAAGCGGCGGTCAAGCAAACTGCCGAGGATAGGGCGCAGCCGGCTGACGAGGAGGGGTTTATCCCCAACTACCACGGCTACAACCTGACGCAGATCAAGCGCATGGAGGATGCGCGCTACGACGACACCACGCCGCCGCCGCCAGTTGGGGCGCCTAAGCTCACCTCGATCGACCCCGACACCGCCGAAATCGGCGGGCCGGATCTCACCTTGACCGCGACTGGGTCCGGCTTTGGGCCTGATAGTTACCTGACCTTCAACGGCGGCCAGGAGAGCACGGTGCACGTCGACGCCAACACGCTGACGACGATCGTCAAGCCGAGCACGGCCACGCTGCCGGGCACTTACCCGGTGACGGTCGTCAATGCGTTCGGGCAGAGTACGTCGGCCGGCTTCACCTTCACGCAGAGTGCGGCCCGCGCCAGCGGTTCTGATTGGGGATCCGAGGCGGCGGATCCTGACGAGCTCGAAGATGAAATCGAGCAGGCCGAAGAAGAAGGCGAGTTCAAGTCGACGCACGCCAAGCCTAAGACCAAGACCAAGCGGTAGCGCCGTGCGGGTCTACATGCAAACCGGGCCCACCAGTTGGGCCTTTGTCACTCAGGTGGAACCGCCGAAACGCGGCGACTTGCCGCTGCCTTACGTGATTTCGGATATTATGGAGCCGACAGAACAGGTTGACGGCAACTTCTACAGCAGTAAACGTCAATATCGGGCAGTCGGCCGCTCCCTCGGTCTGACCGAAGTAGGGACTGAAAAACCGAAACCAAAACCGCGGGCGACGGAATTAAAGGAAACTAAAATCCGTCGGCAGCAGTCGATCAAGATCGCGATGGAGAAATATGCCGCCGGCCACCGGCCGGGGCAGCGGTAACATAAATTATTTAAGTTACCGGACCATTGGTCCGCAACGGGTATCTCCGCAGCCGGTCCGGCAGACCGGTAGCACGCCGGCTAAACCCCGGCCACGGAGACCGTTATGACCGATACTTCCGCTCCAGTCGCGCCGCCGGTTCAGTCTAACCCCACCCCTCAGGCCCAAACCGAAGTTCCGATCAGTTCGGACCAAACCCAGAGCCCCAACCCGCTCAGCAACCAAGCGCCTGACAAGGCGCCGCCGAGCCGCCGGGAGGCGATCCAAGCCGCTTTTGACAAGGCCACGCGGCAGCAGGACGCCAAAGCCAAGGGGTTGCATTTAGAGGCCAAAAACGAAGCCCCTAAACGCAACCCCCCTCCGGCTGAGGCCAAGGCTGGCCATAACCGGCCGCCGGAACCCACTGAAAAGGAAGGCATAAACCTCAAGAAGCGGCCTGACGAGCAGCCCCGCGGCGAGCGCGGCCAGTTTGCGCCGCGCGCCGCGCAAACGCCACCTGAGAAAGAACGAACCGATAACGGCAGTTCAAATGGCGCATTTCAAATGCGCGAACAAAAGCAGCCTGAACAACTGCCGGAAAACACTCCGTTCCGGGAACCGCCGCAGCGCATGGCCGATCACGCCAAAGCGGAATGGGCCCGGACGCCGGAGCCGGTGCGCGGCGAGATCCACCGCATGCACAAGGAATTCTCCGACGCCTACAACCAGCTCCGGCCGGTCGCCGACGCGTTCCAGCCGATCGCTCGCTACCACCAGATGGCGCAGCAGCACGGCACCACGCTGGAGCGGGCGCTGCATAACTACACCTCGATGGAGCAGAAGCTGCGCCAGGACGTAGTCGGCGGCCTCGACGTCATCGTCAACAACCTCGGCATGAAATCTCCCGACGGCCAGCCGATCGGCCTGCGCGACATCGCCTACCACGTGCTGAGCCAGAGCCCCGAGCAGCTGCGCCAGGTGCAGATGGGCAACACCCAGACCGCGGCCGGCCAGCAGATCGGCGCCCTGCATCAAGAGATTGAGGGGTTGAAAAGCCAGCTCTACCAGATGCATACTGCGCAGCAATTCAGCTACACGCGCGCTCAAGTCGATCAATTCGCGGCCAGTCACCCGCGCTTTGACGAGATAGGCGCCCAGATCAAAAACGAGCTCGACCTCGGTTATGATCTGGAGACCGCGTACCGAAGGGCCGAGCTGCTTCAGCCGGCCACCCATGCGGCTCAGACCCGCGAAGCGACCCCATCGGCTCAGACCCGACCCGCTGACAGGTCTATCTCCGGCTCCCCCGGTGGCGCTGCACCCGCAGCTTCTCGGCGTTCAGAAAAACCCGTCGGCAGACGTGAGGCTATCGAGCACGCGATCAGTCGCGTGCGCGGCGCCGCTTAACCTCTGAACCCTTTTTGATGGAGCCGGGCCGATGCCCAATGTGACGACTAACTCTGCGTATCAGCAGATGCTTTCAATGGCGCTCGAAGATCGATCGTCATCCTACCAAGACCTCGTTTCCAACAACAACGCGCTGCTGGCGGTGCTGAAGCGCAAAGGCCTTTGGCAAACCTATAGTGGTCCAAGGATCAGACAAACACTACAGGTTTCAAAAAATGTAGCCCAGTGGTATAATGGCTACGATCAGCTTCTGAACCCAGCGATCGATTTATTTAATGATGCGTTCTACGACCCGAAGCAGGTCGTGGTGCCGGTCGTGCTGTCGATGCAGGAGATCCTCAACAACCAAGGTGACAATCAACTGATGGACGTGTTCGACGCCTACATGGAGGCGGCCGAACGCGCGCTTGAAGATGCAATGGACCTTGCACTCTACTCTGACGGGAGTGGCAACGGCGGCAAACAATTGACGGGTCTCGCCACGGCGGTGCCGATCACGGTCAACAACGGCGTGTATGGCGGCATCGATCGCAGCAACACGATATGGCAGACCAAATATTACGACATCCACACCAGTCTTGGCGGCGGCATCGTTCCCGCGCAAACGCAGTTCAACGCCACGACGGCGCGGCCGATGCTCAACTACGTCATGACCAAAGCCAGCCGCGGCAAGGATTACGCGGACCTTCTGGTCATGTCGCCGGAACACTATGCGGCCTATGATGCGGCCACGGTGGCGATCCAGCACCAGACCAACGAAACCTCTCTCGGAAAACTCGGCTTCTCGGCGCTCGAATATATCGGCGGCGGCAAGCGTGCGGAGATTGTGCTCGACGGCGGCATCGGCAGCAACATGCCGTCGGATACAACCTTTGGTCTCAACACCGACAGCTTCCGCATTCGCTACAACCCCTCAAGAAACTTCGACAAGCTGTTCGAAGGCGATGGCCAGATGCCGATCGATAAGGACGCGATCGCGCAATTCATCGGCTGGATGGGCGAACTGACGATGACGAACCCACTGTTCAACTGGCGCATGCGCGACCCGACGCCAGCGACGTGATGCAATTTCGGCGGGTGGATTAGATACCCGACCTGTCGGAAACCCAGGGCCGCTGTTGTGGGAGCGGCTGCGGTCCTGGTCCTTATTCTCCCAAAGGAAAAACCTTCCATGTCCGTTAAAGACCCTGACGACAGCATCGTCGCCATTTTCAAGAACATAGCCGTGCTAGACCAACTCGCGACCCACAATGCCGGCCGGCCGATCTACAACGACGAGGAGAGCGTCGAGTTGCACTATCCCGGCTCCAAGAATTGGTCCGCGCATCCCGCGACCTCATTCTCGCACTGGGCCACCGACCCGCTGACTGGCGAACAGGTTAAGGTGACCTACGCCGAGCGTTTTTCGCGGCAGTATCAACAATTCAAAGCTCACACCACCCAGACTAAGACAGGCACGCCGCTGGCCAATGCGCCGTTCCTCAGTGAGGCCCGCCGCGCCGAGCTGCGCGCGCAGAACATCTACACGGTGGAGGCGCTGGCCAGCATCGATGGCCAGGAGCTGAAGAACCTTGGTTTGGGCGGCCGAGATATGAAGAACGCCGCCGTGGAGTACATCGAGACCTCGCAGCGCGGCGCCGTGCCGATGCAGGTGCAGGCTGAGCTGGAAGCCCTGCGGGCGCAGAACCAGTTGATGCAGGAGGATCTTGCGGCGCTGAAGAACAAGGCCGCCGGCGCCATTCCGACCGACGAATTCGACGGCATGGATCTGGCGCAGCTGCGCGAATACATCACCTCGCAAACCGGCGAGCCGCCGATTGGCGCGCTCAACACTAAGACGCTGCGGCGGATGGCGCGCAACGCGGCGCCGGAGAAAGCGAGCGCCGCATGACGCTTTTGGCGGTGGTGCGGGATGTTTGCATGGCGGTCGGCGTCACCGCCCCGTCAAGCGTTTTCTCGGGCATCACCGGCAATAGAACGATGCAGGAGATGCTGTCGCTCGCTAATGAAATGGCGCAGCGCATCGCCTACGACTTCCGCGACTGGACCAAATTCAGGAAAACCGCCAGCTTGGTCGGCGACGGTCATTTTGTAGGTTCAGTGTGGACCGGCGCCATGGCCTTCAACCTGCCGGCCGATTACAAGCGCATGCTGCTGACGTCGAACGTCTGGCGCTCGACTTCGGCGCAGGCGCCGATGATGTTCATTCCCGATGCCGACGAGTGGCTGAACCGCCGCGCGCTGAGCTGGTACGACCAGCCGTACGGCGAGTGGACCATGATCGGCGGCCAGATGCTGATCGCGCCGATCATGGGCGTCGGCACGAACGCCACCTTCGCCTACATGCACAAAAACTGCATCACACTTGCCGCCGGCGGCGTTGCATCCGAATTCCTGGCCGACACCGACAGTTTCGCCCTCGACGAGCGGCTGTTGAAGCTCGGGATGATTTGGCAATGGAAGGCCGGCAAAGGCGGCGCCTACGCCGAAGATCTTTCGACCTACGGCGACGCGCTTAATTTCATCGCAGGGAGAGATGCGCCAGCGCCCATCATCGTCGGACGACGGCCGATGCCGGCCGCTGTACAGGCCTCTTACCCGTATCCCATGCCATGAGCCAGCATCAATTATTCCGCCGCACCGCTGTCCCGCAGCAAGTCGCCACCAAGCAGGAAACAGTGGTGTTTCCTGCCCCATCGCGCGGCCTCATCCTGAATGAGAACGAGAGCTACATGCAGCCTGGCGCTGCGATCGTCATGGACAACTGGGCGCCTACGATGAAGGGCGCCAAGATCCGCGGCGGCAGCTTGTTGTGGGCGACGCTGCCGGAGACGACGCCGATCATATCGGCGTTCACCTACATCAGCCCCACCACCACGCGCCGCATGTTCGTCGCCAACGCAGCCAAAATCTACGACGTCACCACCACGACGCCGGTGCTGGTTGCGAGCGGAAAACTTTCAGGAAATTATTCGACCGCGCAACTGGCCAACCAGGGCGGCAACTTTTTGACCGTCGTCAACGACGCCGGCGACTACCCAATGCGGTTCGACGGCGCCGCGTGGACCATGTTGAACGCCAGCCAAATCACCGCCAGCACGACCACCTACCCCAGCAACAATGTCTCCGACGGCCGCAATCTGGTGCACGTCTGCAAGTACCGCAACCGGCTATTCTTCATCGAGCTTAATTCGATGAACGCATGGTACCTGCCGATCAATGCCGTGCAGGGCGCATTGGAAATGATCCCGCTGTCGGGCGCCGCCAGCAAAGGCGGCAAGCTGATGTATTGCGCGGTTTGGTCCGTCAACGCCGGCGACGGCGCAGACGACAAACTGGTGTTCGGGACCGACCTCGGCGAGATCCTGGTTTTCACCGGCAGCAACCCGTCCGACGCCGCCAACTGGAAGCAGGAGGGCCGCTATGAAATGTCGCCTCCGATGGGGAAGAACGCGACGCTGAACATCGGCGGCGAGCTGCTGGTCGCCTGCGTCGACGGCATTCTGCCGACCTCGGGCGCGATCACCAAGGACAAAGCGGAGCTAGAGATGGCCGCCATCACGCGCACCATCAAGCCGATGTGGCGCAGCGAGGTGCTGGCTAAGCGCGCATGGGCTTGGACCATGTGCAAGTGGGACGCCTACGGAGCGATTTTCGTCACCTGGCCCGGCGGCGCGGCCGGAGAGCGGCGTTGCGCGGTCGTCAACTCGGCGACGGGCGCGTGGTGTCGCTTCACCGGCTGGGACGCCACCTGTTTCTTCACGCTGGGCGACGACATGTTTTTCGGCACCCAGACCGGCACCGTCATGCAGGCGGATCGCACCGGCAAGGACAACGGCCTGCCCTACACCTGCACCATCGTCGGCGGCTGGGAAGTGTTTCAGTCGCCCTCGCAGACCATCACGTGGAAGCAGGCGCGGGCGACGTTCGTGGCGACCGTCGCGGATGTCAATTTCTCGCCGCAGCTCAGCGGCGCGACCGATTACGTAGTGACGCTGCCGACGCCGCCTTCCGCGGCGGTGGATCCCGGCGTGACGGACGCGTGGGACAGCGGACTGTGGGACGTGGCGAAATGGGACGCCAACGTTTCCGGCGCGGGGGCGGTGCGCAATACCGGCTGGGTGTCGATCGGGCTCACCGGCTTCAGCCATGCGCCAGTGATGCAGGCGACGATCTCGCAAGCCGCTAAGCCTGGCGTGGAAATTGTCTCGACCGCGGGCGTATTCGAGCGTCTCGCGGTCACGGTGTAGGAGGCGGGCATGTCTTTTTGGTTCGACCCGATGGTGCAGACGGCCGGCATGCCGGGCAGCAACTCCGGCATGCCGGCGATGTCGGCGGACCAGATCAACGCCGCAATGGGCTTCAACCCGAACGCCGCGCAGTTCAACCCGTGGGCAAACAGCCCCGGCGGCTTCGGCGGTCTGACGGATTACTACTCCAGCCTCGGCGCCGCCTACGGCCGCCAGACTGGCGGCTTCGGCGCTGCGCCCAGCGGCATGCCGGAGTGGCAGTACAATCAGATGATGAAGGCCTCGCCCTCTGGCAGCGTCGAGCGCGGGTCGGATCTGCCGGCGCCTGACACCAGCAACTACAATGCGCTCACCGGCCAGACCTGGGGGCCGCAGCCTGCGTATAATACCTACAACGGCGGCGCCAACCCCGGCGGCTTCAGCCCGAGCCCCAATTACGTCGGCGACAGCCCGAGCAACCAGCAGTGGGAGCCGGACGGCAATGGCGGCGTGCGGCCCGTTTCGGGCGGCGGCGGCATCGGCAGTGACGCCGGGCAAGCGCCCGGCGCCATGTTCGATACCAGCCGCTATTCGCAAATGTACCGCATGCCGGAGGCCAACCCCGGCAATTTCAATCCCGGCAGTTACGCCGGCGATCGGAGCAATTACGGCCTGCAATACAACGGCCAGCCGCTGCCTGGCGATATCGGCTTCACCTCGCAGTCGCCGATGCCGAACCAAGGCTACAACCCCGGCATGGAGCAGTGGTTCGCCAATCCCGGCATGAACGGCGGCGCATTCCAAGGCCGCTTCGGCCTTGGCTTCCCCGGCGCTGGGACGCCGAGCCAGTACGGACCCGGCGCCGACATGCCGGATAGTTTCTCGCGGCCCTACAGCGTCGACAATCCCGGCGGCGCGCTGAACCTGTGGGGGCCTGGCGGCTCCTACCAGCCGGGAGGGTGATGTGAGCCTCGACTACGTCTACGGCCATGACGGGATTGTCAGCGCCTTCGTGGCGCGGCTGATCCCGCATTGCGCGCGCGGCTTCGGCTTCAACATCAAGACCGTCGGCGTGGTCGACAGCGGCGACTTGATCGCCGGCATTGTCTACCACGAATGGAACCCGGAAGCCGGCACCATCGAGATCTCGGCCGCGGCGCTGCCCGGCGAGCCCTGGCTTTCACGTGAAACACTCCGCCGGATGTTCGAGTACCCGTTCCTGGAATGCAAATGCCAGATGCTGGTGCAACGGATCCCCGTCGAAGACGAGCGCCAGCAGTACATGATGTCCCGCTTTGGCTACTCCCTGATCAAGATCCCGCGCATGTTCGGCCGCGACCGCGACGGCGTGGTGGCGACGCTGACTTTCGAAGACTGGGTGGAGAATAAATTCAACCGACGGTTCGGCCATTTCAAGCCGGAACCCGTCAGAGAGGCCGCAGAATGAGCATGCCAGGAAATCCAATGGGTGATCAGCGCGACGCCATCACCATGGCGTTGATGGGCATCAACAACCCGCCGGGGAAGGGTCAGCTGCCGCAGATGCCGCAAAGGCCGCAAAGCCTCGGCGCCGGTATCGGCGCGGTTGGCAATGCCCTAATGAGCCAGATGCCGCCCCAGCAGCCCGGCCCCCCGACGTCGCTGGCGCCGCCGCCGATGCCTCCCCCGCAGGCGCAGCCGATGCCGCCCCAGGGGCCGCCGCCAGGCGCGGCGCCGCAGCCGCCAGTGCCGCAGATGCCGGGCCCACAGGGGCTCTACTAGGAGACAGCCATGGGCAAACCCGACGCACCGACACCGCCTAATCCGTACCAAACGGCGCAGGCGCAGACCGGCACCAATGTGTCGACCGCGGTGGCGAATTCGTATCTGAACAACATCAACCAAGTGACGCCGCAGGGCTCGCTCAATTACGACGTCACCGGGACCTACTCTTGGACCGATCCATCGACCGGGGCGTCCTACAACATCCCGCGGTTCACCTCGACCCAGACGCTGTCGCCGCAGCAGCAGTTGGTGCAGGCGCAGAACGAAGGGACGCAGCTGAACTTGGCGACAATGGGCAATCAGCAGTCGCAGCGCGTAAGCAACTTGCTGTCGACGCCGTTTAATCCGCTCACAGGCGCGCCGGATCGAGGCTACGCCGAGTCGCTATCCAACTCGCCAAGCGCCCGGATGACCATCGATGACGCCGGTCAGATCCAGAAACAGATCGGAAAAACGCAGGGCAACACCCAGTATAATTTCGGAGCCGCCGGGCCTATTCAGAGCACCTTCGGCGCCGCCGGCGACATCACGCGCGGCTACGGCCCCGCCGACAATTTCAGCGCCGACCGCCAGCGCGTCGAAGATAGTTTGATGGCGCGGATGAACCCGCAACTGCAGATTGAGCAGTCGCGCATTCAGCAGCAGCTCGCCGATCAGGGCATCCGCTACGGTTCGCAGGCCTACACATCGGCGATGGACAATTACAATCGGCAGGCCAACGACGCGCGCTACGGCGCCATCAATCAAGCCGGCACCGAACAGCAGCGCATGATGGACATGGCGGCGCAGGAAGCTGGGTTTCAAAATTCCGCGCAGCAGCAGGCTTACACTCAGGAACAGGGCCGCGGCACGTTCGCCAACGCGGCGCAGGGGCAGACCTACCAGCAGGCGCTGGGCCGCGGCACGTTCACCAACGCCGCGCAGCAGCAGGATTTTCAGCAGCAGGCGGACCGCGGGGCTTTCGCCAACGCGGCGCAGGGGCAGCAGTTTAATCAAAACCTGCAAGAGGCTCAGTTCTACAACCAGGGAGCGGCGCAGAACCTCAATCAGCAGCAGTCCGTGTTCAACGCCTCGAATTCGGCGCGCAATCAGTACCTGCAGGAGCAGTACGCGCAGCGCAATCAGCCGCTCAACGAGATTAGCGCATTGATGTCGGGAGGCGCGGTGCAGGCGCCTAGCTGGTTGAATTCGCCGACGTCGCAAATCCCGACTACCGACATCGGCGGCATGATCAATCAGAATTTCGCCCAGCAGCAAGGCAACTACCAGACCGCGAATTCGAACTGGCAGCAGATGATGGGCGGCATCATGGGCCTCGGCGCCGGCGCGATCATGAGATCGGATCGCGACGTGAAGAAAAACATCGACCGCGTCGGCACCGTGTTCGCCTACAACGAAGACGCCGAGCGCGAGAAGCTGCCGATCTACGAATACGAATACAAGGACAGCGCCGACGGCGCCGGCCGCAGGGTCGGACCGATGGCTCAGGACGTCGAGAAGCTCGACCGCGGCGCGGTGCGCACGATCAAAGGCGTCAAGCACATCAACGCTCCCAGGGTGATGGGCAATATTTTGAGGGCGGTATAATGTTTGACCCGGCTCTAGGTCTGATATCAGGCAACCTTGTCGGCGAAGGCAACTCCCCCGCCAGCGTGCAGGCGCTGCGGCAGCGCATGGCCCTGGCGCTAATGATGCAGAAAAGGAAAGCGCCGTCGACCTTCGGCGAGGGTCTCAGCGCGATCGGCGAGGCCCTCGGCCAGCAAGGCTTGATGCAGCGTCTCGAAGGCGAAGCCGCCGCGCAATCGGCCGCAACCGACGCCCAAATCAAGGCCATCCCAGGCGTCGCGGCGGTGCCGCCCGCAACGCCTCCGCCGGTCATACCGCCTACCCCGCCGGCGGCGCCTGTTCCTGGCCAAGTGTCGGACGCGCGCCCGATGTTCCGGCCGCCGCGGAATACGGTCGGGCGGCCTCCGGTCGGCGACGAAATAACGCCAAACGCCGAAAACTGGAACACGTTCGCTCAAGAAGAAAGTCCCGGCGGCCTCGGCTTAAACCAGCCGCAGGCGGCCGGTCTGGTCGGCAACCTGCAGGCTGAGAGCACGCCAAACATCCTCCCCAAAGGCGTCGTCGGCGATAACGGCACCGCGTTTGGGGCGGCGCAGTGGCGCGGGCCGCGGCTGGCTGGGCTGAAGCAGTATGCCGCCGAGCGGGGCATCGACCCCTTCACGACCGAAGCCCAACAGGGCTTTGCGCGCCGCGAGATGATCGGCGACGCCAATCGCGGGCCGAGCGAGGGCAATGCCTACGCGGCGGTGACAGCCGCAGGCACGCCAAGCCAAGCGGCGACCGCGGTCGACGAGTTTTACGAGCGGTCGAGCGGGGAGCATCGCGGCCGGCGGATCGCCAACGCCAAAAATATCGCCGCGACGCTGCCGAACCCCAGGGATGCCGTCGCCGCAACCTTAGCCAGCCGCCCACCGCCGCCTGGGGGCGGCCAGGACGCGCTGCTGAGCGAAGTCACCGGCATGAACCAGCCGGCGCCGCCGCCGGCGTTCGCGCCGACGGCGGGTCGCGTCGGCGACGTCCAGAGCGACGCGCCGCCGGTTACCGGCGGGCTGCAGGGTCCGCTCGGGCAGCAGGTCGGCGACAGCGTCCAGCAGCGCCAAGATACGTTCCAGCAGCCGCAGCCTGCCGTCCTGCCGGCTGGTCCGCAGATCGCCCAGGCGCCGCAGGATCCGCGCGCCGCGATCCAGAAGGCGCCGCTGGCGCAGCCGGGCGAGTATGTCCCCAGAGACCGGCCGCAGCCGACGCCGCCGCCAAAGCCCGCTATGGGTCCTTTCGAGACTAAATACGGCCACATGCTGAACGCCGACATCGATGCCAGGGTGAAGGCGGCATATCAGCAGAGGATCGATCAGGAGAAGGCGGTGATCGGCGCCAAATACGCTGACGAGATGGATAGCCACAAGACTGATGTTTCGGCGTGGCTGAAAGAGCAGGAGCAAAACCAGCTCTACCGGCAGAGACTGCCGGGCGATCGCGCCACCACCCGCAAGACCGGCCTAGAAGCCGATGAAAAACAGATCCAACTCCAAGGACTGCCGGAACGGCTGGCGCAGGAGCGCAAGGAGCTGGAGGCCAAAGTCGGCAAGGCCCAAGCCGAAGCGCAGGTGGCTAAACTCAATTCTGATTTTCAGACCAGAGTGGGTCGCGAGCGCGAACCTTTCTTAAAAGAATTCGCAACCGAAAAAGAGCGGGCGGAGAAAGTCTCCGGCCTGCTGCGCAGCGCGCATGCGGTCGATGAAGCTCTCAAGACTGGGGACGTGATCTGGGGATCCGGCGCCGACGCTAAACTCGCGCTGGCTCGGATCGGTTCTTCGCTCGGCAACAAGCGCGCGGCCGAGATCGCCGCCGCCAGTGAAAAATACAAGCAGGCATCCGACAGCACGCTCAGCTACGGCGTCATGCTGGTGAACGGCAAGGACCCTCGCGTCACCGAGGGCGATGTCGCCCAGGCCAAAGGCCTGACCGGAACGCTGGATATGCAGCGCGCGAGCCAGCAGCGCATCATCAACGCCATGCGCGAGGATCTGCACGGCAAGATCGCCGGCTATGAGGATGTTCGCGAGCAGTATTTGCGCGGCGACCCGCAGCATCGGTTCTTCAAGGTCGACGCGCCGCCGACGGCGCCTCAGGACCAGGTCGACGTGCTGCTGAAGTACCGCACCGATCCGCAGGCAATCGCCACTTTCGACCGCGACCACGGTCCCGGCGCGGCGATGCTTGAGATCAAACGCGCCGCGCGCCGTGAGGAGCGCGCCAAGAAGGTCTCGCGAGAGGATGATTGATGCCGACGTTCGAGGAAGAGTACGCCAGAGCTAAAGCCAAGGAGGCGCCCGCGCCGCCGAGCGCGGGCGAACGCGACGTCTTCCTGGAGGCGCCGAGCTACCGGCCGCCTGCACCACCGGAGCCTCCCGGCAAGCCTTATACTTTCAATATGCTGCCACTTCGCAGAGACGAGGCCGGTAGCCTCCAGTTTGACCCTAACGCCGGCCTGCTCGGTGGGCTCAAGCAGCCGTTCGATTACACCTATGACGTCCGCACCGGCAGGATCCCGGCCGACCCGCGCAACCCGGCCTACATCGGCGGCGCGCTTGAGAGCGCCTTCGCCTACGGCCCCGGCTCCGCCGCCAGCCGGGTCGGCAAAGGCGGCGTCGTTAATCCCAGCATCGGCGCGCTGGATGATGCCGCCGAGGCGGGATTTCGCAACTACCGTGAGAGCGGGCAGATGTACCCCGGCGAAGAATATCGCAGTCTGTTGCAGAATGTGCAGAACCAGCTGCGGCAGAGCGGCTTCCATCCAGTCCCCGAAAGTGCTCCCGTCCCGCATGCGGTTCTCGCGCGCGAGCTCGAACGCGTGCAAAATGCGCCGTTCGTGACGTCGCATGATCTCGACGCGCTACGTACACAGCTGCGCGGCCAGGGCCTACGCGGCCAAAACGCACCAGCCAACATGCAGGCGCGCGAGGCGCTATTTGGTTACATCGATCAAAACTTGCCAGCTGATAGCGGCCGCAGCGTCCGCGACGCCGTCGGCAACTACCGCCAGGCGCGGCACTCAGAGGTGCTGGCCGACAAGGACGTGGCAACAGGGCGCCTCAACACCTCTAAGGCAGCGGGCCCTGAGCTTAGTGCGGAGCAAACCCGCGGTAATATCGCAAAACTGCTCAACAGCCGGACCGCGCTGCGCGGCTTCAGCGATACAGAACGTGGCGTACTGGAGAGCGCCAATACGGCGACACCCGCCATTAATCGCGCACAGCGGCTAGGCGACGCGCTGTCGCTCAAAAACGCCGCTGCCGGTGGTGTTGGCGCAGGCGCGCTGGCGACGCTGCCAAGCCTGTTGATGAGCACGCCGAGCGCGACAGGCGTCGGCGTTGGCGCGGCCCTGGCCACGGGTGGTGCGGCTGTCGGCGCCGGTGCGCGCAGCTACGCTAACCGCGGCGCGCGACGTCTTGCTAGCGAGGCCGACAACGCTATCCGTGGGATGTCGCCGCTGGCACAGGAGCAGTTCGCGACACTACCGAGCAATTTCAGCGCGACGATGCGCGGGCCTGTAAGCACCCCGAGCGGCGCGATGATTGCCGCTGCGATGGACGCGCGGCAACGAGAAATGCAACAGCAGCAAAATGCTCCCCAACAATACCGCGTGCTGCCTGACGGCACTGTCGAGGAGTTCCTGTAATGCCCCGCGATGGCACCAACACTTTCTATTTCTCATACCCTCCCGTGGTTCCCAGCACCACGATTGCGAGCGCGGTCTACAACACCTCCAACAACGAGGTCGTGGTCGACCTCAATACCGCGCGCCCGATCTCGGTCGGCGGCACCGGCGCCACCACCGCCGACGGCGCGCTGGCCAGTCTCGGCGCCGAGAAAAGCAACCAGGTCGTCGTCAATTACGACGCCCAGGCGTGGGTGTCGGGCTCGTTCTCGTCGGCGCTCGGCGCCACTGGCGCGCCGCCGAGCGGCGGCACCGCGGTCAATGCCTTCACTGGCACCAGCTACGTCAACAGCGCCGGCATTACGCTGGAGGCGCGCGACGCCGCGACAGGCAAGGTTTACTATCGCTCCAAGCCCACGGCTGGCGCCTGGAGCGCTTGGGTGCTCGACGGCTCGCTGTCGTTTCAGGCGCTGGACCCGCAGCTGTTCGCCGGCATCCCGATCAACAGCGTCGGGACGGCCTACACCCTTGTCGCGACCGACGCGCAAAAATGCATCTACACGCCAGTAAGCAGCGCGTCGGTGATACCGGCGAATTCCGCCGTGCCGTTTCCGCTCGGCACCTGCATCACGTTCGCCAACGGCGCCTTCAACTCGACGATTGCGATCAACACCGACACGCTGAATTGGCATAACGGATCCATCGCAGTAACCGGCACGCGCACGCTCCCCTCGGCCGGCATCGCGACGGCCATCAAAGTCACTGCGACGTCGTGGATCATTTCCGGCAACGGAATATTCTGATGGCGGGAGCATCTCACTCGGCGCTGTTCGGCGGCCGCAGGAAGCGGCCGGCCAGCATCGACTGGGCTATAATTTCCGGCGGCGGCGGCGGCGGCTACCGCGGCGGCGGCGGCGGCGGGGGCGGCTACGTTGCAGGCACCACGGCCAGCCCCGCACAGTCTTACGCTGTAACCGTCGGGCTCGGCGGTCCAGGCAGCAGCTCCAGCAGTGCCGGAGTTAACGGCGGGACTAGCAACATTACTGGAGTTGTTGCCCCCCCAGTAATAGGGGGCGGCGGCGGCGGCTCTATTTTGTCGCCAAGCTCCGGAAATACGGGAGGATCCGGAGGCGGTGGCGGCACAAAACCAGGCGGCGGCAGCGCCGGCGGCAGCAATACTTCCGGTCAGGGCAACCGCGGCGGAAACGGCAACGCTACGCGCGGCGGCGGGGGCGGCTTCAGCAGTGCTGGCGGGGACGGCGGCACCATTGACGTTAACGACTTCGCAGGAGCTGGCGGGGCTGGCACCACCGAGCCTCTTTCCGGTCTCCTGATTTCAGCAGGCGGCGGCGGCGGCGGCGGTCTTCTCGTGCCCGGCACGCCGGGTGCAGGCGGCGCTGGCGGCGGCGGCGGCGGCGGTTCAACCGCAGGCGGCGGCTCCGGTGAAGACGGAATTAATTACGGTTGCGGCGGCGGCGGGTCCGTCGACACTGGCGCTATCGGCGCACATGGTGGAGATGGCTCCGGCGGGGTCGTCGTCATTCGCTACGCAGCAGCGGCGCAGATCGCCAGCGGCGGCACCGCGGTGAAGAACGGGATTTATTGGGTGCACACCTTCACATCAAACGGCACTTTCGCCTTTTACGTATGATGGTGGAGGGCACAAAATCGTTCTTCCGCGAGCACTCGGCGATCCTGCTGGCGCTGGGAGCACAGTTCGTCGCGGTCGGCGCAGCGGCAGCCAGTCTGCTGGCGTATATGGTGAAGCTTGAGACCAGGGTTTCGACTATGGAGGAGCGTGGAGCTGCTTATACGGTGAGCCGCATGGACGAGATGAAATTGAAAATCAATTCGCTGGAGCGGCAGATCGAAACTAACGAACAGTCGATCAAGCGCGTCATCGACGTCATGACGCGCGAGCTGGGCAAGGGCTCAGGAGGGACCAGACCGTGACCTACCGCAAGATTTGCATTTCATCCGGCCACGGCTCGATCGTGCGAGGCGCCAGCGGCCATC